TTTTAGTTACTTTACCACCTTTGGCTTTCTTTACAGTTCCACCTTTTTTATAAGTAGTAGTCATCATTTTTTTACCCGGTGTTTTTCTTTTTTCGGGTCTTGACATAATCTTTCCAACCATATTTATCTCCTTAATATATTTTGGTTATAGGTCTTTTATTAGGTAACATCAAGCTAAAACCTCTTGGTCTAACTTCTCTTTGAATAATACCACCTAAACTTTTTTTAACAATCTTACTTCCATATTCTTCAGTCCAATCTTTTGCTATTTTAGGCTCATTAGCCCATAAATATTTTCTTTGTTTTTCTGATTTAAACGGCATTATGTTTTTTTATTTTTGTTTGCAAAACTAGTAGCTGCTTGGGGGGAAGAAAATCCCCATTTCTTAAGTGCTAGTGCTTTACGGGTAGGGCTGCCATCAGGTTTTGTCATAGGACCTTTCATCCCACCAAACCTAGCAGCAAAAGAAATTCTTCTTGGATTGGTACCTTTTGAAACTGGGGCTTTAACACCGTAATGTTTTCTTCCAGCGTCATTTAATCCACCTGTAGGATTTTGATATTTTTTAATGGTCATTATTTTACTTTTCCACCTGTTTTTTTCTTAATCACTCCACCTCGTTTTTTCCATCCAGCTTTCATCGCTGCATAAGATTTATCACTTACGGTAGATTTACTTTTAGGTCTAGAAGTTCCTGCTTTTTTTCTTTTGTTAATATTTTCTACTAAGCTCATGTTGTTTTATTCTCCACTTTCACTGTTGCGTGTTTGGTACCCCCAACATAGAGGCCAAACCATGCGGCACCAGCTCCGACAACAACTGACACAAAAGCTGATTGTGCGTTTGTTGGATCTGGTAAACTCATAAACCATTCTGTTGTACGCCAGAATGAAATTCCATATAATGTAATTAGTAACCTGGGAAAAATTCTCCAGGCTGATAATCTTTCTGGTGTCATCTTTTTTTCATGTGCGCTAGACCTGCTTTACCAAATCTATATCCAAATGAACTACCAATACAAACGTATAAACAAGTAGCAAACCAATCTGGGGTATTGGTATCAAGGAAAACAAATCCCTCTGCGACATAAGATTGTGTCCAAGGCAGGAAGCAAGAAATTAAAATTCCGCCGAAGATTAGAGTCCAAAATTCATCTTTCCACGACCCTTTCATTTGATCCACGGCTGATGCCTCCCATGATATTTCACCGGCTATCTGCTTTTCACGCAGTGCAGTCTTTGCTTTTATTTCTACTAGCTTAGATTCAGCCTTCGCTTTCTTTGTCTCTACGAAGCCAGTAACGGCTTGAGAGGCAACTCCTAATAATGGTTTAAGTAACAAATTTAACATACTACCTCACTATACTAATTATTCCGCCACGGTTTTTTAAACTTCTAATAAAATCACCTTGAACAGTTGATTGACCCCATCTACCAAACTCAGGGTTATAAGGATCTATTGTTGGTTGTGCAGCTCTACCGCTTATACCACCAGATCTACCTCTATTACCATATCCATAACCATAGCCACTTCCACCTCCACTACTATTACTAACATTAATTAAATTGGGCATTTTCATGACATCGTAGTATTGTTGCATCCCTCCAGGAAACATAGGATGCATTCCTGCTTCCAAATCGCTAAAAGTTCCTACGCCAGTTTGAATTCCTGGTTTGTCAGGATCAATATCAGTATAAGAACCATACATAGCTTCGTTAGCACCAACAATGCTACCTTCCAAAATCATTTTTAATAACTCATTTGGAATATTATTTCCTCCATAATATCCCATAGCTTTTAAAGTTTCTTCAGAAAGGCCACTTCCTGCAAATATATTTTTTATAGTGTCAGGGTGTAAAGTTGTATATCCATAACCAGTTTCACCCGGTGTAGCACTTCCAGGACCATAAACTTCATTTGGTGGTATGTAAGTATCTTTTAAGTCTTTGTAAAGAGGGTCATCACCAGTTTGTACTTCACTTTCCCAAGAATCATTATAATCCTTATCTGGATTGCTGTAATAGTTATTGCTATTATCACTGCTATTATCGTTACTATTACCGTAACTTGTACCGGAGCTATAATCGTAACCGCTTTTTGAATCGTCTACAGTTCCACTACTATCTGCCCAATCGTAACCTGGCATTATTCAGATTGTGGGTTAAGCCAAGTTTCCCACCCTTCTTGATAATATTTATCGTCTGGTGAATAACCAAACATGTCAAAGAAAAATTTATCTATATCAGATCCGTTGTCATAATAAAGTTTAGCTATATCTTTTAAAGCTTCTCTTGTTGTTAAAGAATCAGGGTCCATTTTAGCAGCTGGAGTACCATTTATACCAAAATCTTCAAAAAAGCCTGTTTCTATGGTAGGCATATTACCTAAATTCATTTGTTCTTCTACATATCCTTTTGGATCAAAAGTGTTTGCTTTTATGTCATATAAATTTTCTAAGTTACCAAAATCAGTAGTAGCAGGATTAGCCATTATTTGATCTTTAAGTGCTTGTCTTTCTACATCTTTAAGTGCTTCTGCCATAAGATCAGTTTCTTCGACTTCTTCTAAATATGGGCTATATCCAATTCCATCTGGTGCTACAAATTCTTCATTTATGTCAAGATTATCACCCATAAAAGGTATGTTATCTACTTCATCAAAATTAATATCAAATACGTTATTTTCTGGTAAGAAACGAGGGTCTCTTTCTAAAGGTTCTCTATCACGGTTTCCACCTAATGCACTTGCAATTTTACTTGCAGCACCTGTGTATGGAGCAACTTTCATTATACCTTCCATTAATCCACTAAAATCAAATCCTCCAAATTCATCTTTGTAAAATTCTTCTCCAAATCCAGCTGTAGGAAATGGATTGTATTCTGGTGCTCTTACTGCTGCTGGATTAGATCTTCTATTTTCAGGGTCTAATCTTTTATTTTGAAAAGTTGTATCTCCTAACATAACTTTTAAATCATTTAAAAATCCTGCTGATTTAGATGGATCTTGAAATAAAGTTCTACCTGTTCTTCTTGCCCCAGCTGGTAACCCACTTGTATCAATTAAACGTGCACCTTTATCACCACCTTTCATCTGGTTCATTAACATTTGATACATGTTACGTGATTCATTTTGATCAGTTGTCACAGCAGGTGTGCTTTCTAAAACACCTTTAATAGATCTTAAGTTGTCTCTGTTTTGATAAAAATCAGGAGAACGTGACATTGCATAATCAAGATTATTATTACGGTTGTTAATTGCATTTTGCTCTCGTGTAGCATTTACGTTATCAATATAACTATTACGAAGATAAGACGAACGCCTGTCATCTTGACCAGCGTAAACAGGTGATTGATTAGCAGAGTACCGCGGCTTTTGATAGCCACGGTATTTTTCTCTTACATTATCTCTTTCAGTAAACGGTAAAACCATTATGCTCCCATTACAGACTTAAGAATAATGATGACAATAAGGGCAACGATGCCGGCTTTTATCCAGTCCTTCATTCCCCAGTCTGACCACTCTTTTAAGTGCGCCCATAAATCTTTAAGTAATTTCATATTACCTCCTATTTTTTCTTCGATTTCATCGAACCACCTTTACTAAGGCGTTTCGTTTTTCCACCTTTTTTCATCATTGACATTTTTTGTCCAGTGTTTTTTGCATGTGCTTGCGCTTGATGCACACCTGCTGATGTATATGGAAAAGATTTAGTTCCTACTTTTGGCATTTTTTCTCCTTAATGTATAGTTGGTTTTGCAGCATGTTGAAATGTATGTATCATGTCTTGCGTAACAAACATACTTTCCGCTACTGTTTCAAAAATTGAAGCTGTTTCTTCTATTGTTAATGTTTCTAAATACATATTACGAGTAACAGCCATCATAGCAGAACAAACAGACATATAATCATCATTGTCTCTTACCATAGAACGAGCTGTTTCCTCTATCTTTTTCATAGCAGAACTAATCAAATTAATCTGCTTTTCTAGTTTTGGATCTTGCATTTTCCCTCGCTATTCTCTCTGCCGTTTTATCTTTCATTGCCTCACGCGCTGAAATCATATTTTCTTTTAACATTGCGGTTGCATCAGCATTGCTTTGTTTATTAACTTCTGCTGATACTTTCATTAATTCCAAACTAGTATCTGCTTCCAATTTGTCTCTTTCCAGATCCATTTTTTCCGTGTCTACTATTAAATCTTTTTGTAGTCTAGCTTGTGTCTCCATTGCTTTCAAGTCAATTTCTTGTTGTTTAAGTTTAACAAGAGGATCTTGAGGTTCTTGAGCCATTCTTTGTTCTTCTGCTTTAGCAAAATTAGCTGTTAACTCAGCTTCCAGTTTAGCTTGTGCTGATGCAATTTCATTTGTTAATTGATCGTTTTGTTGTTGCATTTGCTGCATCATTTGCTGTGCTTGTGGATTTTGCTGTGCTTGTGCTTGAACTTGTTGCATTTGCTGTTGCAACTGTTGTACCTGGTCTTTGTATTGTTCATTAATTTGTTGTCCAGCCATTAAAGCAATATGTTCTGACATGTGTGCTTGTAATAAGCATAAAGCTGCGGGTTAATTTGAACCATACGGGTAAACATAAATTCTGAGTGTGCTGAAATATGGGCCATATGATCTTGCATAGGAAATGCTTTTGGAGGTTGTCCTTTCATTGCTGCACCATTTTCTGTTGCTGGACCAACTGGTTGAGGTTGATCTGGATCTGGCTTCAATATAGCATCTACATTATCAACACCCATTGCTTGATACATACGTCTGTAAGCTTCTCTAATATTATGTAATTGTGGAGCAGCATTAGCTAATTGTAATTGTTGTTGTGCCAACGTAATACGCTGTGCCATTGAAAATATATTAGGATCAGAAATAGGTAAAATATCTACACGATCATCAAAATCTTGTTGTTTAATCATTCTATCCCCACCGGCAACTTGGTATGGATATTCTGGTGGAGTGTATAATTGAAATACTTTTGCCAACAATGAAAACTCTTCACGTTGTGCATAGTGTAATCTTTTATGAATAGCGCTCATTACTTTAGTTCCACGTTCTAAAATAGCTAACGTTGTTCCTACTGGATTCTGTTCATTCCCTTCACCCATTTTCATGTCTGCTATTGCAGCAAAAGATTTTCCTGCATCAACAGCAAAACCTAGTAATTGAAATAAAGTACCACTTGGTTCTTTAAATGGTAAAGGCATTAATGATTCTCTTATAGAAGTACCAGTTACATCTACGTCTCTAAACTCACCTGGTTGTATTGGCTCATCATGATCACGTATTCGCATTCCTCGTGCTTTAAAACCTGCAGGTAGGTTTGCGAGTGTACCAGCATCAATTAACTGCCGCAAAACACTTGTTGCTGTTCGCGATAACCCACCTAGCATGTGTATTAGTCCAAAGCCATAAAAGCCTAGACCCGGGAGAAATTTGTAATGTACAAAATAAGAAATCTTTTTATTATTTTGATCTTGTTGATTCCAGTTACGTTTAATTGATAAAATAATTCCACTGTAACGATCTAGCGTTACAATATATGGAAGTTTAATTCCATTTTCATTTTCAAATCCTGGAATGTCAGTGTTGATATGCATTTCTAAAATTTCATGGGCAGTGTCATCATTTGCATATTCTTGCTCAACACCTTCAAGTTCATTTACTTTTTCTTGCACATCGGAAACATTAACATCGCCTCCAGGTAATTCTACATCTTTGTAAAAACCACTAACTTGTAATTTACGTACATCGTTGTTTGTCATTTTAACAACATGTGTAATACGATCTGCTGTTTCTAAATCTGTTGCTAAATAGTTAATAACAAGATCTTCACCTGTTACAAATTTAGATACGGCTCTTTGCATGATAGGGCAAAAATAAACTTTTTTAAATGCTGAACCAGCTAAAGGAAGGTAAAATAATAATTGATCCATTTCTGGATCAAACTCTTTCATTACAGTTGTAATTTGATAATTCATGTAATCTTTTACACGTTCAGCTTGGTCCATAACTTCTGGTGTTTGTAGACCTACTACTTGAGTGCGTACGGGGCCGCTTGGGGGGAGGAGTTCCTTATAAGCTTGGGCTTGAAACTGCGTAACAGATTCAGCTAGTAAGGGATGTACGACCCCGGATGCACCTTCAAATGGTTGGGTTCTATCTTCATATTTAAATCCCAACATATCAAGGCCTTTGACATAGGTATCTTCCCAGTCTTTCCTTGAATCCTTATCCATTTCGAATGCTGCAACTAAATCATTAGATAGCTTAGTTGCTGTGCTTTCGTCTAGGTATTCTACTAAATTAGCGTCAAACGGTACTTGTGATTTATCTATTGGAGCGTTTGGATCAAAATTAACTTCTGCACCACCATCTGCCATTTCGGCAATTTCGTATCCTTGTTCTTCAGTAGATACTTCTTCACCAGGTAATTGAATCTCTTGACCTATTTCTTCAATCTTTAATGCATCGCCTAAAGCTTGCATTGCTTTGTCAATATTGTTGTTCTTGTTTCTAGCCATTGTTCCCCTATAAAGTTGGTACTACGTCATTAAAGACATTTTGTACCAATCCCCCTTCATTGTAGGCTGGTAAGCCTTTTGATATTTTCTCCAGTGCTTTCGTGTTTCCTTTTATCATTAAAGCTGGCACTCCGTAATACTGTGGTGCATCACCATAGCTTCTGCCACTACCAATAGTGGTTTCAAATAAATCGGCACCACTTTTGCTTTTAGCCTTACGAATAGCATTCTTTAAGATATCACCGTAAGCAATTAAATTTCCTTTATAGTCTCTGTTATCAGGGCCTATACTTCTGTTTTTAATTGCGGGTGTTGAAAACGCCACACCATCGTAATTACCATCTTTTGCCACACGCAGCAAGTACTTAATCGCGAATTCCATATAATCTTGAGAATTTTTAAATGGACCTTCTGGAATATTACTTGTGTTTTCTCCTAACTTACCTGCTTTATCTTTTTCTATGTTACGTATAATTTCTTTTTGCTCGTATAGTTTAGCTAGTTTAGGTGAATCTGGTTTAGTTTCTAATAGTCTATCAATTTGACGTTGAATATTTGCCATTTGTTCTAAATTATCTTTATTTAATTTAGCTACTTCTTTATCTAGACGTGGTGCATATTTACCCGCTTTAGGAATTGCTTTACCTGCTTTAGTTGCTTCTCTTACAGCAGCAGAAATAGGTTGGTGCATGTCTGATTGAAACTCTTCTACAAATAGTAATTTGTTACCATACTCATCTACACGATCACTGATACGTGCGTGCATGAAAGCATTGTCTGTTTTAGCTCTACCAAAGCTATGTGCATAATTGTAAACTGGTTCATTTTTACGTGGACCTTTTGGATTGTATCTAAATATAAACTCACGGTGGTTCTGTCCACCACTTAAAGTCTGTGATCCTGAATGTGCTGGTCTATCTACAAAAGCTGATCCTTGTAAGTTTACTCCACGTTTACCTGCACCACTCATAGCTTCTGCCATCAATTGTTTTACTTCGTAAGGCACATTTATG